TTAGGAAAATAGTAGCTGATGGTTCCACGAGGTCAGATAGATACTTGTATTATTCGAACGGAAGTTCGGATCACACAGGTCCTACCTTTACCCCGGGTTCCTATTCAACTATTATTACCTATGGGGACAACATCCCTGATTGGAAACACCGCATCAAAACTGGGCAGAATGCCACCACGTCACTAAGCGTGTCTGGCACTAAACCTGGTAAGAAGCGAGGTACCTATCATTGGAGTCGTTCCTGGCCTTCCATCTATATATTCCCTAACGGGATCCCTTCTGGAGCGTACGGGTTTCGTTCTGAACCCTTTGTACCCTTCCAGTCGAGTTTCACGTTGTCGGAATCGCAAGCTTACGATGAGTGCGTCATTGGGTTTCTGCAGGCTGTCGAAAATGTTAACCGGAAATTTCAATCCGGCATCTTTTTCGGCGAATTGCGCGAAACTGTGCACATGTTAAGAAGCCCGTTTGAGTCCTTGACAGCGGCATTCCACTCGTATTTAGGGAACGTGTTGACACGTTCCTATAAGTGGAAACGCCTTAGGTCCTCTAATGCTCTCCGCAATAGCGGTAAGCAGAAGAAGGCATCTCTGAAAAGGTTACTCTCAGACACTTGGCTTGAGTATTCCTTCGGCTGGCGTCCATTTATTAGTGACATTAATAGTGCCATTAATACTTTGAACGCTCTTTCTCGTGCTCCTCAAGAGTACGAGAAGGTCTCTTTTTCAGTAATGAAAGAAGACCCTGTCCGAAATCGATACCAGACAAGCGCCAACATTCCCGGTGATGGCCTCGGTTCAGGGTTTAACATCCTTGAGTCCGAGAAAATCATCGTTAAGTTGTACGGGGCAGTGAATGTGGATCAAACAACAAAAGGTGCTAACAGACTCTTAGGCCTTACGGTCTCTGAGTTTGTTCCCACCGTATGGGAGCTGATTCCATATTCATTCTTAGTCGATTACTTCGCCAATGTTGGCGGATTCATCGCTGCACTGTGCGTGAAGCAGTCCAATCTCCGTTGGAAAAGCAAAACCGTCGTTAAAGTCGTTACGGCGAAAGCCGTGTCGACGTATACGAACGGTCTGCAATCTACGGATTCTGGAATATTTCACGATACACAATCTTCCTCGCTCTCATGTACTCCGGTT